CTTCAAAGGAACACAGGTACTATGTCCGCCAAACGGCTATCTCCACTATTCCCCGTGAAGATAAGTAGATATTTATCTAATCCTGGACCATAAATGGTTCAGAATTAGGATTAAATAAAACGGCTGCTGTATTACTAAAGAATTTATTCTTTGGTAAATGCAAAGAGCCTTCTACTGACTCTAATGCTTTGTTCCAGGCCTTAATGGTAAGTTGCGACTTAATATTTTCTTTGAAGATTTTCTTCTCAGTAAAATATGAGTAGCGATCTACCGTTGGGACTGATTCAATGTCATGAATCTCGAGGACTTTTAAAAGGTCATCTTGATGTTCATTTATTGTATCGAGGAGTTCAAGTAACTCACATGCAGTATAATTGAGATCATGCATGATCGGATGAACATGCTCTTGGCATACACGGTATTCAAATAGCTCATCATTTACAGCTATACCCTCATTGCTAAAGATTGATATAATCCCATCTTGGGATTTCATCAAATCTAAAGCATTATTCAGTTGTTTTCTGATTTGGTTTATTCTTTCTTCAACCAGAAATGGTTTTAGATAGTCTAAATTTAGGAGAGCGGATAACGTAATCCCTTCAATGGGAGCGTAGACCCACCCTTTAACAAATGCTAGAATCCAACTGAATTTCCTAGCTTCAGATGTGAAGTTAGGGGGGACCGTAAATGGCTCTCTAGTAACTGGCCAGTTTCGTTCTAGCATATATTCCCATAAGAACATCCATCCAGAAATGGATCGAAGTCCTTTGGTTATAATTGCTGGTCCGAGACCGGTCATTTCTGTGCCTCCTCGGAAGACTCGCTTTGCGAATTCTCCATAAGGTACAGACCCAGTACTTATGAAAGACTTATTGAAATTAATTGGAATATCCAATTTATTCATGATGTCCTTATAAGTAAGAGCCACCTCGGGATTCCAAATTGCAACATCATCACCTAATACTAGGTAATCAAGAAACAGTCTATGACCGTTCTTTCTACCACAGTATTGGATGATAGAGTGATGCCATAGAGAGAAGACAGCCCACGAAGACAATAGTCCTAGTGGTTGTCCTACTTTCCATCGGTAAAACTTGTTTGCATATTTGAAATCTCTCTCAGATATCAACCTTCGCCAACTTTCTGCTAGGTCACTTCCATATATATGCTTGAGCATAAGCTCTTGCATCCATATAGGAGCCCTATCAGTTGCTGACGACAGATCAAAGCAGAACACTTTTGTGTTCAATGGGAGATCAAGTAGTTGCTTAAAAGCTCTATTTTGATCATATGTCCCATCAGTCTTTAATCGACTAAGTGCTCGCATAACTTGGTTATGCAGCGGTCTTAGTAGGTTCTGAGAGAAATAATCTCCAATAGCTATTACTCGAGACTTCCCTCCCGCTTGCGGTATAACCGTAAGTCGTGAGTGAATGTTCTCTTGTAATATCTCTTGTCTTCCTTCGGATAATTTGTGTATCAATTTGATCCACTCCATTACCCATTGGTTATTTGTAAGATTAGCGAATGCAGACATGTATTCGTACAATGCTTGATCTTTACAAATGGCAAGAGCATCGAAATGTGCAGTTGGAATAGACGGTCCATTTGGACCTCTTTTCAATGTACCTTTCGGTCTATTAATAGTGAGATTATTCCTTTTACAGGATGAGATGAAACTACTATTTACCCATTTAGAGATAAATGACGAATATTCGTCAATCTCTTTAGGTGAAATAGTAGGCTGAGCAGAATCAGTAATTGGATTTGACTTCAATTCTGGGTTCACGAAAATACTTTCGTAAGATCGTGTTATAGTTAACCCAAGTCTTTTAGTCTCATCACAATCTGATATAAACATCCACCAAATAGGTAGCAACCTATTTGGAATGCCCCGCCTCATTTTCATGAAGGCAGGTTGCTCAGGCAATGTGTGTCCAAGGACCTTACACACTGAAAAGTGATGTAAATACTTGTACTCTTGCACAACGGTTGGCTTACCTCTCTTTGTCGCTTGCGACTCGAGATTTAAGACATAAGTTTCCGCTCCTTTTAGGATGCGTTGCTTATCAACCTTACTGGTACATAGTACTTGTAGGGCTAACCCTAGTATACGAGAATACTTCTGTGAAGAAGTATTGCGCACAATGTTTTGCTTAGTAACTCTATTTTTAGAGATTGTACTAAGTGCTCTCCCTCTGTAGAAGAGGTGCCATCGAACATTGTGTTTTGAACATGGTGTTCGGCTCGTGGACCAG